ACCAGGTGTAGTCTCAATTTGAGTTGCTTGATCATTTCCTCTAACTGGTAGATAGAAATCTTCAAGTAGGTTTTGCATGTTATACTTTAAGTTATATTCACCTGTTTTCTCATCCATATACGGAGTACGTTTTAGGGTTGAGATAGTTTTTTGCATGAAGTTTTCTACTTCATTTGGTGGAATAGAACCAACATTAATTTTAAAAATACGTTTTTCTGGGGCACGAACAATTCTATGGATTAACATAGCATCTTCCATTAACGCATATTGCTTGTATAATTTACGACCTGGTTCGATATATGATCTACCATAAGGTAAATAGTTCATATCCGAAAGTAAACGGAAATGAGCAACCTCATAATTATCAAACGTAATCATGTTAGCATTTTGCTGGTTTGGTACATTATAGTAACCGGAAGAAGAACCACCATAAAAACCATCTGGGTTGTAATTAAATATTACTTTAGATGGGTTTTCTGGGTCGAAATTTTCTTGTCTTTCAATGTGATATGCTGAATAAGGAATTACATTGTATACACCAAATTTTTCTGAGATTTCTAGTTTAAGGAAGAAATCACCATACTTACACATTTGGCGAGTCCAAGCCCAAAGATTAAATTCAATATTTAATACATCGTAAAATAAATTGTATAGAATTTTTTGAATATCTTCATCCGAGGATTTAATTTGTAATACTTCACCCATGTCATTTTTAAGTGAACATTCATCAGCTACAATATCAAGAGCAGAAGCTATAATAGCATCTGTATCCATTACATCATAATCTGAGTAAAGCATTGTTCTCATGTATTGGTAGTTCATATTGAACTGTGAACCATACAATGATGTTGAAGATGGGTTTTGGTAAACTCCTCTATATCTATCCATTAGGGAATTTGTAGCAAATTCTCCTGAAGTTTGAATGTGATCGGTATCAACCGTTTTTAATTGATTACCTCCAACATTACGGATAACAACATCCGAGGAAAATAATCTTTGTAATCTAGTAAATAAGCCTTTATCAGCCATAATATCTGTTATTATTATAAATATTGTCTAAAGTAGCCAACTAATATCTTCTTGTTTCCCATTTATTTCTTGGGTATATGGATTATCAACGTTATTAGCATTATATCCACCTTTCCAAGATACTTTATTAGTAGAAATACCATTTAAAGCAGCCTTACTCATATCTAAATGTTGTTGACTAAATTTAAATGATGTATCACGCATGAACATACCAATCCCAAATGACATAACCAAATCGTCATTGTAACCTTGTTGGGCTTCTGCACGTCCATTTTTCCACATAAACACTTTCATTTCTTCTATTAAGCGTTTTGATTGAATAATTACGGATTTATCATTAACGTATTCTTGAATTTTACCTATAATTAAAGGTCTAACTCTAGATGTCATACTAAACCCAGGAACCATTTTTGATGTATCCATATATTTGTCAAAATACGAATCTGCTTTTGTAGCATCACTTTTAGTTGAGTAGTAAAGATTAGTATATCCTCTATCAATAATAGTTTGTATAGTTGCCCAACCAATTGAGGCATTCTCTACTACAAGTAAAGCCTCATTATATTCAGTAGCTATACCTGTTAATAAATGGCCAAATTCTTTTGTACCTAATTGCCCTTTATATTCAGCTACTTGCGTATTTGTTTCAATATCGATAACATGAAACGCAGAATAATCTTTCCCATCTCCCCGAGCAACATCAGCAACCACAAGATAGGTTCTGGAGTAATCTGCTGGTTCCCAAATCCATAGATTTTGATCAGCACCTCGTTTTTCAAGGGGATCTTTAATATAAGTTTGTTCATAGAATTGTAGATACTCAGCATAAAATACTGTATCACCTGATGTATTAAAATCACAGTCACACTCTTGTGCTGCCATTCTAGGGTCACCTAGTAATTCATCTTGTCTATCTCTCCATGTTTGATCACGTTCTGGGTGGACATACCAAGGGAGTTTAATAGGTAAAAAGTCGTTTTCTTGGTTTTCTGCTCTAACCCAGGTTTGGTGAAACCAATTACCTGTACCATAAGGGGTAGATAATGCAATACACCCACCACCAGTAGCAAGTGTTTGTTGAGCTGAAGCCCATATCTCACCAATATTTTCAATAAAAGCAGCCTCATCAATTAATAGTAAAGATACTGCTTCTGATCTACCAGCATCACTACTTGCAGATGTTGCTTTGATTTGTGAACCATTACTTAATCGTAATGTTAATTTATTATTTTCAGGTGCTGGGATTTTAAGCCATGAAGGTAAATTTTCATACATAAATTTAACTTTCGTAACCATGTTTTTAGCTGTATCCTGCTTTGTCGCAATACAAAGTACGTTTTTATCTTTATGAAATAACATTAACCACAAAGAGTAACCAGCACCTAAAGTAGAAATACCTAGCTGTCTAGATTTTAATACTACTGAATAAGGATTTTCCTGAAATAGGGTTAATACTTTTTCTTGGAATGGGTATAGATTAAATGGGATACGTCCACGTTGTGGGTGCTGGATGAAACAGTATTTGCGCATAAAATGAACTGGGTCAGCAGCACATTTAACATATTCGGATTGAATTATTTTTCTTAAATCTTGACTCATTTACCTATCTTCCAATACAGACGGCCTGTAAAGATAGGTTGGAAATTTTGATCAACTCCTACCCCAAAACCGTATGCATTTCTTTTTTTATTAACGTACATTAATTCACCGTTAATGCTTTGTATTTGTTCTTGATTACCACTTATCGAAGCGCCCCAAAATAATTCGCGTTTGTAGAGGTAAGTAGTATTAGTAATTGTAGTTGTTGGGATGAATATGTTGGATTGAACATCTCGTTTTGATATTAAGTTACGAGTAACCGTATCATTTATCACTATAAATCCAAGGCTATCAACCTTAATAGTATCAGTGTAAAAATACTTAGCATAGTAATCTCTTAAAATACTCATAGTATCAATTGGCGCCTGAAAGGTGTCAATATTAACTACTGTTTTTTTAATGTATTTTGGAACATATTCTTTTGTTGCAACCTTTAATGTATCCCATCTAGTTACCACTTCCGTAATAGTCTGTGGTTCTACTGGAGGTGTAGAAGAGCAGCTTTTTTGATAAAACAAAAGAACTGCTAATACTACAATTAGTAAAGTTTGTATATTTTTAAAGTAACCCTTCAAGTTCCTTCTTAATTTTAGTTAAATCTTTTAAGCGAGCTAACAGTCTTTCTTTATCTTCACCTTCTGCTTTTTTCCATTTGTTAACTACAGCTTTCATCTCTTTAGTTGTATCTTGTAGTTTACGGGAAATAGTAGATATTGAATCGTTCTTTTTAATATCTTTAGCTGTTGGTTCTACATCATCATCTTCAGTTAAATCCGTAGATAACTTTTTAGTTTTTTCTAATTCATCATTATAGGCTTTTAAAGTATCAACATCTTCTTGAGATACTTCTGTAAGCACATCTACAATAGTTTCTTTAATATATTCTGCTAATTCTGAACGTTTCATTATAATATTGTTTTATTATAAATATTACAGAGAAATCACCTCTAGCATTTGTTCAATGCGTTCCTCAGTACTACCCTCAAGTACACCATAATTTTTAATGCGATGTTGTTGTTGACTTAAAATATGACGAATAATAAAATCAATCTCAGTTCTATAATCCGCATTAGTTTCCCTAATACCATTATCTTCCATTTCTACCCCTTCAGGTGAAACATAAAAAATATAATCGTATTGACTAATTAAACGAATAGCATAAGCATAAAATGCTTCCTTGTCAGGCCAATCCATTGATTTAGAGGCTTGAGCAAAAGCCATTACATCAATAATAGTACG